AACGCAGGCCATCCATTCCTTGCGGGATATCAGCGACGACGTCGGAGACACCCGCTGGTTTAGATATAGGTTGCGGAATTTCGGCTCCTCTGCCGGCATCCGTTGCGCCTTGTCGGCAATCGCCTTCAGGTCGTCGAATGACCTGAAATCGCCTAACGCGGGATTCGCTTTCTTCCATTCCTTTGAGTCGAAGATGTCTTGGCAATCTTCTGGGACTTCATAGAGGTGGCAAACAATCCGAGGATCTTTGGCGCCAGCACTATCATCAATAAGCTTCGACAGGATATGTTCAGGATCGTTTGACTGCGTAGAAATGACAACAAACAACGGGTCAGAACGGGCGCCAAACGATGTATCAAGAACGTCGTACAGTTCCCGGCTTTTTGCCTGCGCCAACTCATCGAACACAACGAACGTAGGGTTCAGGCCGTGCTTGGTGCCCGCCTCTGCGGACATCGCGCGATAGAACGAACCGTTCGAATAGCAAGCAATCGTCTTGGTCGAGTCGATGCACCGCAGAACCTCGCCCAGCTCAGGGTCGGCCCGAACGATCTGCGCGGCGACCTTGTAGACCTGCGCGGCCTGTTCACGGTCATTCGCGGCCGAGTAAACTTCGCCGTTCTGTACCGCTTCCGGGCCGATCAGATGAACCAGCACCAGCGCCGCGATTAGCGCTGTCTTGCCGTTCTTGCGGGCAATCGACAGGATGGCGCGACGAACCGTCCGAGATCCTGTTTTCGGATCGTGTGGTTCGTAAATGTCGCGGATGAAACGCTTCTGCCACTCCCGAAGCTTGAACTTGCCGCCATGCCCCTCGCCTGACGGAACGGTTAGCTGCTCAATGAAGCGGATGACCCGCTCTGCCCGATAAGGCCGGCGAACTTGCTTTTCTTTTGTTTTGCGGTTGGCAGCTTGTGCGCGGCGCGGCTTTTCGGGTCTAGACCTAGCCTGTCGCCCAGGCTTGCGATTATTGCCGCCTGCCCGTTCAGTATCTTCAGCCATGGCGATTGTGTTTGCGACCCCGCAGAGTTGATCACAATCCACTCAAAGCTCGGATTGCTGATCTCCAGCGCCGCCTTTTTATGGATGGCCCATGCCATCCCGAACGCTGCTAAGTGAAAGCTATCCAGCGCCGAATAGACGCTGGTCGGGACGAAAGGTTGGCCCAAAGCCTCGATGCCGGATTCTTCAATGAGACGCTTGCCGGGGTTGCCCTCTAGGGCTTCGACAGCAGCTAGTTTGCCTCTTGGACCGCGCTTACCCATAAACCCTCAAAACCTGCGGCGTCTAAAATGCGTGCCCACGGTCGGTTTCCACCTCCCGCGGCCTAGAGATTTGACCACCCCCTCCCCCCTTTGGATGGGGTCTAGGTCGGCCAGCCGTCGTCACCGATGTGCGCGATTGATTTGCGATACCCGAACTGCTCTGCCGTTCTGCCCCTGTGGCAGGGATAGCAAAGGCACCTGATGTTGGTGTCCTCATCGCTCCCGCCCTGGGCTAGCGGGATGATGTGATCTGGCGTGACAGCGGGTGTGATGAGTCCGCGATCAGCACAGTCACGGCACAATGGCTCGAGCCTTAGCCGACGCAGGCGTTGGGTTACTGCCCGCCTGCCACGTAGACGAGGCGTGGTTGTCACTGCTTGGTGGTATTGGCCGGCATCAGATCGAAGATGGTATGAGGGATATCCGTGAACGTCACGAACTCGATGCGCCTGATCTTACCATCTGATGCGTATTCATATGCAGATATCAACGGGCATTTGACCTCATGCTCGTTACCGCAAAAGAAGCACTTGCTAGCCATCGAGCGGAGGTCCGCCATTGGAGAGCAAGTCAACTGCGCTTTCGATCATATCCAGTTGGGTGTTGGCCGCATCGGCAATCGCCTCATGAGGGGCGAAGGCGTGGTCCACCTTGCTTTCCAACTGGCCTTCTCGGGCGATCAGCGCATCAGCCTTTGCCTCGATCTTGGCCGCTACCCGGCCGCCGACGCCTGCAGCCTTGGCAAGCTTTTCTTTCAGTCTTTCAATCGGGTTGGCGGTCATTAGGGCTTCCATCGCGCTGGCGGGCGCTGTTATCAGGTTGTCGATCTTTGCAAGGTTCAGCGCCCTGCGAATGTCATCTATCGAGGCGGCCTCGGACAATGCAGTTGTTCGACCGTTGTAGGTAACGAACTGCAACCCATCGCCGAACCGCACCGACAGCGTATCAACGCCAGGGACATCCCCGAGTTCGGCGGCGAGTTGGTCGCGCTGCATATGGTAAGTCTCGTCTATTTCGTAGCGAGCCTCGTTTATCGCGTCCTCCAGCATGTGGAAGAACTCTCGCGACAGGATGTAAGCCATTGACCCGACTCACATTTTGGGTTGACTCAAATTCCACTTGCAACCGAATCAATCCCAGGTTTAGAATCGGACTCATTTCAAGCAAGGGAATTCAGCAAATGAGCAACGTCTACCAAGCCATTTCAGACTATCGCGCGCAGCAAAAGCAACGGGCGCGCTTGTTGTTCGCTTGGTCGATCGCTGGCGGATCCATTGCCCTGTTGCTGTCGACGTACCTGCCCCACCTGTTGCAATGATTAGGTGCTAAAAAAGGTTTCCCGCGGCGCATTGCCAAAGGACGCTCTGCGCACGTAAGGCGGCGCTTCGACAGGGGGGTGGCGTCGTGACAGGCAGAATGGGCCGCGGGAATGGTTTGGCCCATTGCACCTCGTCAGGAATCGGCAAATGACCGATCGGGCCAATAAAAAACCCGCTGCCGATGGAATACCGGGCGCGGGCGCAAATCACATCGCAAATCTTGCGAGTGTGGCTTGTGTAGGCCGCTTTGCTCCCGGAGTCAACCCCCTACCTCCACCACCACCCGCTGCTTCCCGGTCGGTTCGGTCGCCAGACCGTAGACCTTCGCGAGGCAGTGCAAGCACTCCCGAAACCGCAAACCGAAGTATTCCTCCCAGCGCTTCCCGACCAGGCCACGCCTGCCAGCTATATCGGCCATGGTCCTGCCGTGGATTAGAACGTCGTGGGCGATTGCTGAGCCGTCTGCCCCCAACCCCCTATGGGCTTTCGCTAAACGAATCCCTGCCCTTCTCTGGCCTTCTGAGATAGGTTCTGGCGTCACCCCTCCGTCGACGTGCTCTTTGCTGGGGTCGATCGCGCATGGTCCGCGCTCTGCCTCCTCGAAATCGTTCTGGAACGCCCTGCCCGCCTGGTATTGCGCCTCGTCGATTTGCTTTCGATCGTGCAGCCGGCCCAAGGGATCATCCCGAAGGTGGCGCATGACCCGGATCTTCTCGCCCGGTGCCCATGGGTCGTCTACGTCTTGCGAGGTTAGGTGAGCTTGGACGCCTCGGTTGGAACTCGTGGCCCTACGGTCATGGATGGTCGCGTTTGGATCGTACGGCGCCTTGCGCCGCCGCCTTCGTGATGCAGCAGTCATTTTTGCCCCTAATGGTTTCAGCCCCGGTTTCAGTGGTCATTCAGCCGCTTCTCTGAGGGCAAAGCGGTCGAACTCACGCCATTTGCGAAAACCGATTTGGCGTTGTCCGTCGTGAACCGTCACTTCAGCAGCCTTACCGACGGTAGAGGTCATGGATGGCTGATCGTACCCCCTCACGCCAGATACCGCATGGGCTTATGGACAGTCGGTCGTCCATGCGTTTAATCGCTCGGCAGGCATCGGACATAGGCTGACGGCTTCGACCGCTTAAATCGAGGGACGGTACACGCCACGCAAACACACCCGGTTTTACTTCTTCGCCGCGTTCAATCCTGATCATGCCTTGCTCCATTTTTCTAAATTCCGATTTCGTCATTCAAATTCGCCTTGGTGTCCCAAATTGCATTAAGCGGGTCTTCGACCGACCTCGATCTGATTTCCGTGACGCTGGCCCCGGGGAACACCAGCTTGGCCCGGGCGATGTCTGGATAGGCGGAAAGCAGCCGCCCAATCTCGTCGAGGGTGTAGACGGAAACCTTGCGCCCCTCGGCAATCACCGACTTGGCATGGGTCACGTCCGCGACGATCGCCGCCACAGAGCCGTCAGCCAACGCCACTTCCCAGACCACGGGATTTAGTTTCAGCGCACCGGCGGCCTCGGCTGCCCGGTCCAGGGCCATCCAGGCGTTGACCATCCGCCCGGACTCCCGGCGCACGTCCTCTAGCTCGCCATGCCAAATGGCCTGGTTCAGGAGATAGCGCTGGCGGTCGAACTTCTCCCGGAGTTCCGGGGACACGAGGAGCCGCAGCCGATCGGCCCCCCACTTCTGTTCCATCTGCGCCGCGGTCTCGTCGGCGCCATCGACGTAGGCGCGGCCAGCAATGTAGGTACCATGGGAACGCGCCCACGAGTGATCGGCGCCAAGCGGGCGGGCGTCGGTCGCCGCGGGCTTAGATCTGGTCTTCGCCATCTGTCCCCCCTTTGAAACCCCTATAAAAGGGACAGGACGGGACAGAACGCAAAAGGTATGCGTTTGTCCCTATTTGTCCCAAAAT